CCAAGGCCAGATTCGCCGATGCCGTGTCCGCATCACACACATCCATCCTCATCGGCGATTTGGCGAAACTGCTACGTCAGAACGGCTACGAGATCGGCCAGAACCGGCTGTTCGAGATGCTGCGACGCGACGGCTACCTGTGCGCCGCCAAGGGCGGCTTGTGGAACATGCCCACCCAGAAGGCCATGGACCTCAACCTGTTCGAGGTGAAGGAAACCACCATCGTGCATTCCGACGGCCACGTGTCGATCTCGAAAACCACCAAGGTCACCGGTAAAGGACAGATTTATTTCGTCACCCGCTTCCTGGACGGTCGACTTCCCAAAGGCATCAACGACGAGGCAGCGGCATGAACCGCGAGGAAGCCGCAAAAAATTTCAATGCAGCATACGACTCCATCGGCCGAGTGTTCAACGAGTTGTTTTTTAAATACGACAGCCAGACTGCACAGGATGTCGTCTACCTGCTGGACAGCATCCTCGACCTCATCGAACTTGCGCAATGCATGGTGGAGCGCGTCTCTGACGAAACGTGGCAGGCGACGCCATGAAAACAAGAACACCAACCTTCGCCGAGGAGCTGGCCGACACGTATGGCCGGTGGATGACCTACTCTCAGGCGGCGAAAGAACTCAACTGTTCCGCGCGTCATCTTCGGCATTTGACGGAGCGTGGACAGCTGGCCTGCTGGACGATCGGTGACACGCAGGCGTTGAGGCTGAAGACCGCAGATGTGGCCGCCCTGATGAGAAGGGTCGCCTGACGTGCTTAACGGATACGCATCCGACATCGTGTTCGTCATCGTGTGTCTCATTGCTCTGGCCATCGCATTGAAGCACGCCGACTGACCTGAAATCAAAACTGTTCATACCCCTACAGGGGTGCCTTCAGTGCACCCAAAAACGGAGAAACAATGCACGAATACAAGGATCATTGGACCGCCGAATACATGTACCAGATACGCCATATATGCAATCAGGTGGACGATCTGCAGGTGGCAATCGAGAAGTTGCAGTCCGACCTGGACTATGACAATCCCGGCGGCGCATCGAAGAATCTGGAGGAGTCCTGCCTGCTGCTCGGGGTTGCCTTGGAGGAGCTGCACCGGGTCGACCGGCATGTGCGCAGGGTCATCGACGCGATCTCTGGGGAGGCGTGATGAGACTCAACCCCTGCCGACTGCTGACGGTCGTGTTTGCCGTGTGTGGTTTGGGTGAGTGTGTCGTCGGTTTGGCTGGCTGGTTCGACGACCTGCCCCATGCACTGGCCACCGCCCT